TTCTGCATATCAAAGTCCATGCCTTCAAGCGTCTCTTTCTTCCACACATCGTCACGACCAGGCACTCTCTGCCATGGCACTTCGATGTAGATGTAACCATTACGATTCTCTCTAGCACCCTCGCAAGTCTTATAGAAGTGGTTAAGACCGTTGGGAGTAGATGTGAAAAGAATCTTAGTTGTATTACCAGAAGAGATAGTAGGAAACACAGATGCAAAGAACTCGTCCCAGTTCTCTACGAATGCAGTTTCATCAATATACAAGAATGCGATAGACTTACCACGAATTGCGCTTGATGAAGTAGCGCCAGCGATAACCTTACATCCATTCTCAAATTCAACAGAGCCTTTGTTCCATTCGATAACACCTTGTTGCAACCACTTGGGCAATGCTTCGTAAGCAATCTTAATACGATCTAGAATCTCACGTGCGGCATCGCCTTTGTTGGCAAGAAGTGCTACTGTCTTGTAATCATTGAATAGAACGTAATGAAGAATAATAGCGACAGCAGTAGTAGTTTTACCAGCCTGTCTCGAGGTGTTTACTGTTACACGCCTACTGTTAGTGATCGCAAGAGCAATCTCTTTCTGGTAGTCGTACATCTTAATAGGAATAAGACCATGGTCAACGTGTACAATTTGAATGTACTTTTCAGCAAAATAGATAGGATCGCCGGCACACTTCAGATACTCTGATATCATATCATTGCTGAATTCTATCGGAGTGCCTTTTCTTTTTAGGTTTACGTTACCATTGTATCCACGTTCTGCCGTAGCGTTAATCATTGGATCTCATGTCTTTTAATAGTTGCTGTAGCTCTGCGGTAGAGCCTACAAACAAGTTGTTATTTGTCACAGGTTTGTTAGATTCTGGAACTATTTCATCTTCTTTCACTTTTTTACTTGACATAGCCACCAGTTCTTTGTTAGAATCAATTAATGTTTTCATAATAGTAGCTACAACTTCATAAGCACGTGGGTGCTCTGATGCTTTCGCAACTTGAAGCATTTCTTCTAGCGCTTCTGTACCAGATTCAATAACGTTATAGAAGTTAGTTCTAGCGTACTCGTAATCTTTGTCAAGCTTGCTCTCTGCGCCAATCACTACTGGCACAACCCTCTTAGATATAACTTTCGCTTCAATCACTTCGTCTAAGGGCGTCAGCCCTAGACTATTACCAATGTCATCATTCATAGTTATGGATCCGATATCTGTACAACGTAGTTCCAGTCATCATCAATATTGATATCAGAGTAGGGAATAGTATCAGTTATACTAGTCGTTCCTACACCTGCGACCGTAAGTCCTGGTTGTACTTGCACTTGGGTTATAGTGTCTGAGGTTGGAAGAATGTCAGGTTTAACGTCAACTTCAGTGAACTTAATCATTTTCTTGATTGATGTTGGCCCGAAGTAATACGCCTTCATAGTAAAGTTAAGTGTCCAAATCAAAGCTCTTCTCGTTAAGAAGTCGCCTTCGTAAGTATCCTCAGTCGATACGTTATTTAAGATTACGGGAATGTCTACATAAGTGTCAAGTGAGTCGATCATCTTAACACTAACTGTCACGTCTGGCTTGAAGTATGGCAAAATCTGCTCAATGATTTTTGTGCCATCTTGGTGTTCTTTGTCATGATGTTGAGTTGAAAGTCTATATCATATGGAGCAGGTGAGTACAGATTAGACAAACTTGAGTTGTTTGATACGATGCCTCTTGTCTGCTTTGTAAGACTTGTGAGCTTTCTCTCAGCACTATAGGTCATGCCAGTAATCTCAAAAGACATACGAGGCAATGTCATTGCTGGTGCATCGAGGTTAGGGTCTTGCTCTAATCTAGCTAACAGCTTCTGCATAGGCGCATAGTTGATAGGCACAGTGATTCGCTGAATCTCTACGCCAGTATTATCCTTGCGACCTATCTGAATATCATTAAAGAGTGTGCCAAAAACTGCAACATATCTTCTAGTCGATTCGTTGTAAAAGTGTTGACCGTACATTAGAAGTTATCCTCACCGAATGGATTCGTTTGACTAAAGTCGATGATGTTATCACCAAACGTCTCTATCGTAGTGTTATCTGCGAGTGCATCATATGTTTCAATAGAAAGCTTAGACTTAAGCGTAGTAACAGTATTTCCCATGCCAACGTTAGTTGTACAAATATAATAGAATATGCTGTCAGCTACCGCAGTCAATGGAGGCGTTATAGAAACAGTCGCAAATTCTGTTCCCGCTGTGCCAGATTCGACTACAAGTGCTTGACTAGATGTAATTGGCAGACCAGTCAGAGGAGAATTCGCTGTGTAAAACTTTATAGGAAACCCAGCGTTTGATACATGACTTACATCGAATACGTATTTTTGACCAGCATAGAGTTGAATCGTTGGCTGAGGCAACAGATCGCCTCTCTCACCATTCTCTAACAGATAGTAGACGCCATTGCGAACTTCAACTGTGAAGTTTGTGTCGGTAGATTTCTGCCAAGTGTTCAGAGGCTCGAAGTGATCATCGAGGAACGGGCTGCCAGTATTGAATCGTTCACCGCTGTACTCAAATAGCTCTGCACGAAGGTCATAGGTCTGTAGCGATCCCATTTGATAAAAGATTGATTCATGCTCTACGTGTTGAACCTCAAAGAACTTTCTGTTCAATGGCAGATAGATTAGATCGCCTTCACGAGGACGATTGATCTCTGTGCTAAGTCCAATCTCTAACTCATAAACTCTTTGTGCTATTGTCATGGTCACGGAGTCACGAATTTGTAGACCAAACTTAGACAAGAAGTCGCCTTCACCTTCAAAGCCATCAACACTCTTAACGTACATCTCAACCATGTATGCATCGTCGAATGAAGATAAATCATCCTCGTTTAACAGATCATCTTTAGCTACTAATGTTCTAGGCAAGTACCATACGTCTATACCGTAGATACGGATAGATTCGATTACGAGATCCTCAATGAGCGATTGCTCCATCGAGTTCCCATAGTTCTCGAAATAGTAATTCTTAGCCACAGTGTATTATCCTATCATGTCAGTGACGGGCAGAGAATACGACATAATCATATCTTCTTCTAACTTTATAATCTCGGCTTGAGCATCATTCAAAATCTGCTCTCCGTTGAACTGAACATTACCAGGCAATGTCATGCCCGTGAACTTAGTCAAGTTAGTGCCCCATTGATACTTAATCTTAGCTGAAGCATAGCTTTGTAGCCAACGGTCTTTCCAGACATCGGCATACGTATTTGGATCAACGATTGAATAAGCTTCTGCAACGATGTAATGACCCGTCGAGAGTCTTTCCCAACCAGTATCGATGTGTAGTTTGTTGATGTGTCGATTGTAACGAATAGGCTGTGCGCCTACTAACAACTGTTCCATGAACTGTAAGTTAGCCATTGACATATAGTAGTTGGTCATGTTATAATTGACCATGTCATGGATGTTATTCAACACAAACTGGTACTGCACATTGAACATGCCAGTACTTGCTGTAATGCTAGAGCCTAAAGAGAATATGTTAATGACGCCAATGATGTTCTCAGGCACCGTGATGTAGCCATTGATCTTATCTTGGTCAGTAATCTGATGCTTTAGGAAAGTTCTCTCTGTGCCATCAAAGTGATAGTCCCAGTAGTAAGACAGCGCTTCGTCAATACGATCCTCTACCTGATCTTGATCAACGTTAATTTCGATAACTGGCTTACCTAACTTTCTAAGGCACCACTCTTTAAATTCTGCTCTTGTAGTGGGTTGTGCCATGTCTTCTTTCCAAAGTTAGTGTCTATGCTATATTTATATAGACCTATTATCATCCGATTATGCTACATATGCCTTACCTGCAACTATAGCATCATTAGTTTCTGTCATGTCTTCATCAGTCCAGAAGTCTTTGGCAACCATGATCTCAAGGTGCCCTACGTTACGATCAATGCAGGCTTGTTTGTCTTCGGCTGTGTCATCAGCCATAGCATCACCAGCGATAATGTCGTGGATTAAGGAAACTGAGTGACCCATTGCGCTGTAGTGTTGTGCGATTTGTTCTGCTGTGATAATGTTTTCCATTTAGTTTGCTCCTTCTAGGGCTTCAAGTCTTGCGTTAAATCCAGCGGCTATAAATTGATTAAGCTCATCATAGCGGAAACCATATCTGTCTCCTGCCTCTAGTTGTGGTAAGTCATCCTTTTCCCATGCGTCATAACAGATAAAGCCGTAGCGCATTGGGTCAAGGTTACAGGACTCCATGATTTCAATAGCACGTTGAACAGTCATACCAACATGGTGACGAGCATTGTCTGCGCCTTTTTCTTCAATAGAAGCCAGCCATTGATATGTACCGATTTCTCTTGCTAGTAGTTTAGACGCTAGTATTTCATCGGCAGTTAATCCAGCAATAGGAGTTTTATCACGAGCATCAGAAGTGCTAATGGAGCCAACAGTTGAGAATATTTGACCCCACCGATAGGCGGCATAACCTAATTGTGTGCCACCGTCTGGGAAGGTATACATTGCAGTCCTATCTATTGAGACTCTATCTTCAGTTATAGCGTTTGTTGTGCCGCAACTGAAACTCCATGTTTCAGCGCCATCAAAATGCGCTCTAGGAAATCCATCCCCATCAGATAGCACGATTCTGTT